TGAAATCACAAATAACGTAGTAACAACTGGCACGTTTGGCCCAGTTGATAGCGAAACAATCTGTCAGGTTGAGAAAAAGCTAGGCACAGCCACACAAGCCTCTAGTTCACTTTTAACTACAGGATTCACTGAATGGACCAGCGCACACCAAGGCAAAAGCCTGAGCTACATTGTGACCAAGTTCACCCTTACGGATGGCTCACAAGAGTTATGGGACAGACTCACACCCACTAATATCAAAGCCTTAGTTAAAGGCAAGAATGATATTTACGACCCTCGGCTAGATGTTGCTGCGGGCAATGCCGCAGGTGATAACCCGACAAATGCAACTTATCAAGCGTGGAGCAATAACCCCGCTCTATGCGTTGCCAACTTCTTGATGGATACAGAATTCGGGTTAAGTGTGCCAGCAAGCAAGATAGACTGGGCCGACGTTGTAACCTCCGCTGACGCTTGTGATGTTTTAGTTGTAATACCAAACTCAAACCAACAAAAAAGATTCACAGCCAATGGTGTAATCTTTGCAACTGACAGCTACAGGGCAAGCCTCGACAAACTGCTAAGCTCAATGAATGGCAGCATCTTCTACAGCAATGGCATCTACAGAATCAAAGCAGGGGTTTACGAAGCTCCAGCACTGACCCTTGATGCTGATGATCTAGCTGGCGCTATTACTGTGAAAACCTCAGTGGAAAGGGGTGAGCGGTTTAACACCATCAGGCCGATTATTGTTGACCCAGCGCAAAACCACAAATCAACAGAAGCCCCGCAGGTACAGTTAACCTCAGCGGTCAGCCGTGACAATGGCGAAGTGATCACAAAAGACATTCAACTGCCGTTCACCAATACAAGCTTCATGGCTCAAAGGCTGTCGCACAAGCAAATTCAGCTATCTGACCAACAAAAGGTGATCTCGTTCCCTGCTAATCTTTCTGCATTGAATGTAGATATTGGCGATAGAGTAAGCGTTACAATTGAAGAACTTAACTACAGCGCAAAAGTGTTTAGATGCTTAGGCTGGTCTTTTGCTGATAGTGCTGATGGAGCCGTTAACCTCACCCTTTTAGAAGATGATGCGGGTAGCTACGCAGACCCCACTGCCGGTGAATACTCAACGGTCACAGCAGATGGCACGATCACCCAAGGCTTCCGTGGTGTACCTGACCCACAGAACCTCAGCGCAACTGCTGGGCTAAAAAACATCGAGTTGAGCTGGACTAATCCAGTAAATACTAGCAAATTCAAAGAGATAGTTATCTATGCTTCACCAGATTCTGCGTGGGCAAATGCAGTAGAGATAGGGCGCACGCTAGGCACTCAGTTCTTCCATGATGCGTCGAACGGTGCTGACCCTATAGCTGTCGGTGATGAAAGATACTACTGGATCAGGGCTGTTGCATACGGCACTGGTACTGGCAGCTTTGTCGAGTCAGACAGAAACCCAGACAATGATACCTCGACCATCTCAGCTACAGTCGGGCCGAACAATCCAGACTACTCAGATATTGTTGACGATACCCCTGCACAGGCTGCGCCTACTGCTCTCACACTCACCGAAACAACTGCCCTTGGTAATGACGGCTCGGTATTGCCAGCGGTGCTAGTCAGTTGGACTGCACCCAACCCCAATACCTACGTTTCGTTTTATGAGTTGGAATTCAAGCGCACAAGCGTTGGTGAAATAGATTACGGCTCAATTGCCAGTGCTTACACTTCAACAATTGATTATGGTTCTGTTGCTGATGGCACAACCACAGAATTGAACTATGGCTCAGTCAGTGAAGACGTTGTTGGTGGTGATGCAGTGTTCTCAAACATTGCGGTCTATGGCACAAACACAACTATTGCGGGTCTGGTCGAGCTACAAGAATATACGTTCAGAGTCAAAGCGGTCACGCTCACGGGCAAGACTTCTGGCACCATTTCAAACACGCTGACTTTGCAGGGCGATAACACCCCTCCCTCGTTACCATCTACGGTTACAGCTACAGGCGGCATTCAGCAAATCACGTTAAACTGGGAAAACCCTAGCGACAGTGACTTTGCTTATGTGGAGATATTCGAGAACACCACGAACAATCAGGCAGGGTCTACGCTAGTCGTTCAAACTCCATCGGATAACCACACAATTGCAGGGCTAGGTAATTCGGTCACTAGGTACTACTGGCTTCGTTGTGTTGATAGGTCGGGCAATATCTCTAGCTTTACTGCTGGGTTCAATGCTACCACTCAAAAGATTGGTTTAGATGATTTCACTCAGGCCGTAATTGATCAGTTTGAAGCGGGCGATGCGTTTGGTATTGCTCCGGTAACTTCTATTGCAGGTCTAGGTACTGGCGACCACGTTGGACAGATTAAGTTCCTGACTACTACCAGCACGCTATATGTATGGACGGGTTCAGCGTGGACAACAGACCTATACACAGCAAGTAACGTAGATCCTGGGTCTATCACTGCGGCATCATTCGCTGCTGGCATAGAGCCTATTTCAGCGGTTACAACCCTACCATCGCCTGTAGGTTATACTGGTCCTAAGACTGTTTTCCAAACGTCAGATGCCAAGCTTTACCGATATGATTCGACGGTGCCTGAATTCACCACGTTAGTGAAGACTACAGATCTCAGTGGTACTTTAGGCGATAACTTATTCAGTGACACACTTAGACCTGTTGAGCGAGTAACTACACTCCCCACCACAAATTTATCAACTGGTCGCATTGTTATGCTGACCACTGACTCTAAGATTTATCGGTATAACGGCACAAGTTGGACTTCTTCAATTGCTGCGGCAGATCTTAGCGACCAACTGGACTTAGCAACTCAGGCAGCCGGTTTGTTGCCAGAAGCTAATGCTTCATCTGGCTTGAAGAATGCCAACGTCACAATGAACGCTGATGGCACACTGTCTGGGGCGGGTTCTGGTCAAGCTACACTAGGCGGATTGGGTGCGGGGGCTGTTGCAAGTTTAAATACAATCACAGAAACCTACATTGGCCCTAATGCGATAACGGCAGGCAAGATTGCAAGCAACGCGATAACCGCAAATAAGATTCTGGCAGGGGCGGTCACTGCCGCAAAGATTGGCGCTTTAGCTGTTACTGCTGACAAGATTTCCGCAGGGGCTATAACCGCCGACAAGATTGGCGCGAGCGCGGTAACTGCTGACAAGATAACCAGCGGGGCAATTAGCACAGACAAACTCGCCGCTAATTCTGTGAATGCCGATAAGATCGCAGCTAATTCTGTCTCAGCGTCAGAGATTGTGGCGGGCAGCATAACCAGTTCAGAACTAAACACTTCTCAGGTCTTTGCTGATTCTGTTGTAGTTGGTGAGATTCAAGCATCAGCAATTACCACGGCGGCAATCACAGCAAAGGTTGCAAACGTAGAGTTTATTCAGACCGACAACATTGCTGCCAATGCGATTACTGGCGGAAAAATAGCCACGTCCGATGTGGTTACTGCCTCAGCGCAGATCAGTGATGGCATAATAACAAACGCCAAGATCGGCAGCGTGATTCAGTCTACCAACTATTCTGCTGGCTCTGCTGGCTGGATAATAAACAAAAACGGCAGCGCAGAATTTAACGGCGTGGTTGTAAGCCGTGACTTGATTGTAGCTACTGGAAGCCAAACGCTATCTGACAGAAGCGGACTGTTCAACAATGACATCACCACCCTCGAAACTATTTACATCGAGGGGGTGTATCCTGCTGGATTCACAGCGTGGGGCGGCGCTAACTCCACTCTCTTATGTAACGTAGAAATCACTGGCAGTTGGTACACAAATGTTGGCTCTGAATCTACAGCAATGATTGGGCCGGTTGCTACAGTTATGCCGTTGACTAAGTTCTCTGGAACTCAAGGCTTTACCTTGAAGATAGAAATAGTGGGTAGAAAGGTAGCAGGCTGGGGCAGTCCTAGTGATTTCGGTATAGCGTGGAAACTTTACAAGGTAACCTAATGACACTGATTGATGGCTACGAGAACGACAGCGGTGTATTTTTGAGATATACCGAAACGCAAGATGACCAAGTGGTCATGGACATAAAACACTACGCGCCAGACGCTGAAGACTTCGCGTGGGCACTAGAACAGTTAAGAAACATAGAGGCATAGCATGGCTACTCAACTACAAATTAGGCGCGGCACAACTGCCCAGATGAACGCTTTTACAGGCGCGGAGGGTGAGTTAGCTGTAAACACTTCAACCGACACAGTACACGTCCACGATGGCGCTACTGCTGGCGGTTTTGCATTGGCTAAAGCTGATGGGTCTAACATTGGAACCTATGCAGGGTCGTTCACCACACTGGCGGCGAGTGGTGCAGTCACATTGTCTAGCACTCTAGCAGTTACTGGCACAGCCACGATGGGCGGGCTTACTGTTGACTTGGCAGACAACGCAGGTGTGTTACTTCAAAGCCCTAACGATTCGTCTACAGCGTTTTTAAAATTTGGCGATGCTACGTCAGCAGATTCAGGAAGTATCAGCTACGACCACTTTTCGGATGCTTTACGTTTCAAAACTACCAACACCACCCGCATGATTTTAGCCAACAACGGCGACATCAGCTTCTACAATTCGGCTGGCACCAGTCAATCTCTGTTCTGGGACGCTTCTGCGGAGTCTTTGGGTATTGGTACTAGTTCGCCTAGCAGAGCCTTGGCAACAAAATCTTCAAGCGTAACTGTGGCTAATTTTGAGAGCACATCTGCAACTGCGGGTTTTATCAGCTTCAGCGACTCAAATACGACTAATGATGTGACTGTTAGAGCAGGGGCAGTAGGAGACAATTTAGTACTCCAAGCAGGTGGCACAGAACGTATGCGCATAGACTCTAGCGGCAACCTGTTGGTGGGTACTACTGATGTATATCCCGCAGATAACAATGTAGCGGGTCATTCTTTAACTGCGGTGGGTCAGCTACAGTCCAGCGTAAGTGGTTATGCTGCTTTTGTTGCAAACCGCAAAACCTCCGATGGAGCTATAGCACTCTTTAAGAAAGACGGCGCAACCGTAGGTAGTATTGGTGTTGATAATAATGATAACTTTCAGATTGGCGCAACTACATCAGGTCATGCTGGCCTTTATTTTGGCAACGGCAGCGTTGCTCCGATGGCGGGGAATTCAAGAGTACAAGATACAGTTGATTTAGGGAACGCTACTTACCGTTGGAAAGACCTCTACCTATCAGGCGTTGCAAATGTTGGGTCTATCGTCCAGACAGGGTCTACCTCAAGTCTAGTAGCCAGTTTTGAAAACACCAATACTTCTGGCTATGGGATGCGAATCACTACATATTCATCAGGTGTTGAATATGCGCTTGCTGTTGATAGCTATGGCGGGGGGTATTCAAGAGATTTCGTTATAGGGGTAAACGGCTATATTTATTCTCCCCCAACCTATGCTTTAACAACGGCATCCGCAGCCAACATGCACATAAGCTCCGCTGGTGGGTTATTATTTAGATCAACGTCTTCCGCCCGTTATAAAAATACCATTACAGACGCAACACATGGCTTAACTGAACTACTCACACTTCGCCCTGTGACATACAAAGGCAACAATGATGGCGACACGGTGTTCGGGGGTTTGATTGCTGAGGAAGTACATGACGCTGGTTTGACCGAATTTGTTCAATACAACGAAGAAGACCAACCAGATGCTCTAGCTTACGGGAACATGGTATCCCTTTGTATTAAAGCCATCCAAGAACTAAAAGAAGAACTCAATACTGCCACGGCACGCATAACCGAACTGGAGAACAACTAATGACTACATTCAACTGGCAAATTTCAGAGTGCGACAGAGAACTCAGTGACGGTGGCATCACCACAGCACACTGGCGCGTAACAGCAGTAGACGGTGAATACACAGCCTCTAGCTATGGCACCTGTGGCTTCACCCCAGACCCTGAGTCTAGTGATTACACGCCTTATGAAGACGTTACAGAGGCTGAAGTACTAGGCTGGTGCTGGGCTAATGGCGTAGACCAAGAGGCTATTGAAGCATCTCTACAGGCTAATATAGACCTACAGATCACACCCATTACTGGCACTGGAGTACCTTGGTAATGAGTTACATATTAGATTTCTTCAACATAGCCACTGCATTGATTGCTCTAGCATCTGCTATTGCAGCTGTCACTGAAACTAAGACAGATGACAACTGGGTGGGCAAAGGGCAAAAGCTGCTAGACCTAGTTGCACTGAATATCGGTAAGGCCAAAGACTCATGACACCTAGTGAAAAGGCGTTAGCCAAAATCGAGCAGCACGAGGAAACTTGCGGCATCCGGTACGAATCTATAGACAGTAGATTAACCGCCGGAGAGAAGCGTTTTGACCGCTTAGAATCAATGATTTGGGGGGTGTATGCAGTTGTCATGATAGCTGTTGCCCTCCCTCAATTCTTGAACGGCTAATGATTCTTGAGGCCGTGGCTGCGGTGACTACGGCTTGCAAGGCTCTTGAAATGGCTGCCGGCGCTGCATCAAATATCGAATCCTTGGGCGCTTATATTGGCAAGCTAGGAGCGTCAGAGTTCGACCTCCAGCGTGCTAAGAATTCCAAGAACTTAACCGAAGCTGAGGCGATGAAGATCGTCATGGCTGAAGAACAGTTGAGGCAGTCACGGGAATCAATTAGACAGGTGTTCGAGGCAACTCACCGAATGGACCTCTGGAACGAGATGCTGGCTAAGACCGCTGAAGCTAGGAAGAATCGACAAGCATTCTTAAAAGCAGAGGAAGCGAGGAAGAAGAAGTTCAGAAAGGAACTCACACAGTACGCGCTAATCTTCTTGGTGGTGGCAGCTTTAGTGCCAGCCGCGATTGGCGCTTTGCTCGCTTGGCTGACCAACAGGTGATTATGGCTTTCGTTTTAGTTGTAGTCCTCGAAGGGACCACAATGCCAGAGGAGTTTCTATTTAGGAACGCAAACCGTTGCAGGCAGTTTGAGGCAATACTTGAGAAGCGACAGAAAGGACTGACCGCTTATTGTTTACCCCGCTGGGTAAGTGCAAACTCTAAATTTAACGACTGAGGCTTGCTATGACTTTTCCAAAATCCACTACACCACTATTCTTATATGACGTTGCCAGAGGCAGAATACTTGACCATTCAGCGCTAAATATATTCGGCTTCAACACAACGGTCGGCACTTCTTTTGAGACTGTTTGGAATGATGGCGCGGCTTACGCTTTCCCATCCGCTGCTTTGACCATGACAATCGTGAGTAGTAGCGCAAGCGACACAATGGATGTTCTAGTGGTTGGCTTAGATGCTAGTTATAACGAGGTGCGGCAGACTGTCACGCTCACTGGTACTGGATCTGTTACGTTACCAACTGACCTTTATCGCATTAACTCAGCAATCATTCTCGCAGGGTCTAACGTCGGCAATATCACTATTGCAAGTGGCGGAGTGACTTATGGCTTTATAGGCGCGGAGTTAGGCACCACGCAGGCTTGTATCTACACTGTGCCGGCAGGTTACAGCATTTATCTTTTTAGAATCACCGCTAATTCAGCAACAGCTAACGGTTCAAAGTACGTCACTATCAGGAATGCTTTGCAAAGCTCAACTGGCAGATGGCTGAAAGTCGCAGAGGCGACATTCTCACAAAGTCAGGTAAACTATGATCGACAGGTGCCGTTCCAGATAACAGAAAAGACCGACTTCATGTTTGAAGCAAAGTCTAGCTCTAGCACAAACGAAGTCGCAGTTTTTGTTGAGGCTGTCTTGGTCAAAAACGATCAATAACGTAAACTTATAAAACCTATAACCACTAGAGAATCAAATGATTACAATCGACGATGTTGAATACTCGGAAGAAGAAATGACCTATGAAGCCAAGATTAGGGCGCAGCGCATTTCTCAATTGAGAGAGGAGCACATTAACCTAGTGTTAAGGCAGCAAGAGGTGGAGCAGTCTATTACTTTCCACGCTGGCTGCATCAAGAAAGAAATGGAGCCAGACGAGGAGTAATGTTCCACGGGGAACACTAAGTCAAAGTTGCGGGGTGAGGCCAAGATGTTCTGCCCAGCAGCTTGTGGATCTCATGACGCTCTACGCCTAGATTGTTGGCTATCTCAGTTACTCCCGCGCCTTTTCTTTGCATCTGGTAGATCTCATGCTTTCTGGCAATCGGGAAGCTAGGGTGCTGAACTGCCAGCAGCCTTTCGTGTATGTAAGACTGCCGCAGGTTTGTCTGCGCTTTGATTGCTGCTAGAAAATTATCCATTTGGTTGGTTCCCCCTATCAACGCAGTCATAGCACCAGATCATCTGTTTTTCACTTACTGGGAAGCTGCTAGTTTCTCGTGGCCCCGCAGAGCCGCTCTTGTGACAGCGTGGGCATTGAATGATTACCTTGCCCGCTACAGTACAATACTCAAGTTTTGTAGGCTTTTTGCCGGTCCTAGCCATCCATTCTTCTACTGTCTCTGTCACGCCTGCTTCCTTATCACTCTCAATCCTA